GCTCCCCAAGGACCGGTGGCTTACGCCCCGGCCGAGCCGAAGGCACCGCGCCAGTCGCCCCAGCCGGGCACATAGCGTTCGGTGGCCTTGTGCTTGTAGTTTCCGGTATCGAAATCGCTGTCCTTTTCGAGCTTGGAGGCCCGACGCTGGAAGGTCAGCAACCCGTTCGGCACATCGGTGGTGATGAACCAAGCAGCGGTGTCGGTCAGGAACGGCCAGACGATGATGTTGGAGATCGACCCCATCACCTTGAGCGCATTCACATCGTTGTTCGCCGTGCCGCTCTGGCCCGTCGATTTCAGGATGCGAGTGGCTTCGAACGCATAGCTCGGGGGGACCACAAGGGTTTTGCCCTGGAGCATGATGCGCAAACCGGTAGAGTCCGTCGCGTTCATGATGTTGATCATCATGTCCTCAAGGGACGCTTCCGACAGGTCCGCATCGGTTGCCAGCGTGTTGGACTGGGTGCCGTTGACGGTCGGATGGTCGGTTGCAAACAGCTTCTTGCCGTCGCCGCCCAGATAGGAGGCATTGAAGCCACGATTGAGAATGTTCGCGTGAACCGTCTCTTTCGTGTGCCGCATCGAGCGGGCGAGCGCGATAGTCTTGTTGGTCGCCCTGCCCCCGTACTGGTTGTCTTCGACCGACTCCTCAGTTTCCTGAAAGCCGAGGCCATAGACGACATTGGTAAAGCGAGTGGTCGGACCCTGCACGCTCGAAGTGTAGACGATCGCGCCGGCTTCCGTTTTGACCGAAGCGAGACCGAACCCGGCCAGCTCCTGGATTTCTTCGTAGGCCTTGTCCGAGGTCTTCTCATCGAAGACCTTGGAATAGATCATGGGCTGATCGTTGTAGGTCGTGCCGTAGAGCGCGGCGAGCCCCGGCCAAAGCAGCTTGGGGTTATTGCCAGTGGTGATGATGCCAGCCATTTTTCATGCGCTCCTGTTACAGCCCGGCCACTTGATTGGCGTAGCGGTGACGGTTGATCTTCACTTGCCAGACGCACGAGTCGCCGATGGCATTGTTCGGACGGGAAGACACGCCGACCAGCCGGAGTGCCAACGTGTTGGTGTTGGCTTCGGTGCCGTTGTCGAGCGTAGCCCCGGAAAGCCCCGTGGTGGTCGACGGCGAACCAATCGCAAGGCTGATGTTCAGCCCGAGATCGTTTGCGGTCAGTGGGGTGCCTCCAGTGCCTTCCTGGCATTCGAACAGTGCGTCCATGTCGTCGCAGACGAGGAGCCTGCGAACGGTCGATGCGGCGCGGTAGAGCAGCGAGTCGCGCGTATCGGGCAGGACCGCAACCACGACGCCTTCAAAGACATCGGTGGTGGCGGCGATCTTCACGTCCTTGGTGACAGTGCCGTCCGCGTTGGTCGTGGACGTGCCGAGGGCAAGAACGGGGTCGCCAATGCCAATGGCAGTGCCATCGCCGGTGGTGGTAGTCATGACCCGGAGCGCGCCGTTCCACGGACGGCCGGATACATCCGAAACGGGGCTCAGCCCGAACGGAGCGTTAATGTTCGCCATAATGGGAACTCCTGTGATGTTAGGGTGTTTTGCGCGTTCCCGTCAGGCGCTAGGCGAGCGGGCTTAGGCGCGTTCGATGATGTTGACGCCACCGGGCGTGTAGACGCCGGGGCCGTGTAGTTCGTTGGCCTTGTGGTTCACGTTGCCCCGGCGAATGGCTTCATCCATTTCGTCAAGCGGGCGCTGCTTTTCCTTCTGGTCCGTCTCGAACCAGTCCTTGCGCTTGCGCATCAGCACGGCATTGAAGGGCTTGCCCTCCTCGACGCCGGCATGAGTGGCGGTAATCGTGCCGCTGGCGTCTTCCTTGGCGCCCTCAGGTGCTGGATCCCAATCGACTGCTGCGAGCTGCTGAACGCGCCCACCCTTGTCGTTGACGTAGCGGTACTGGAAGGTACTGCGGTCGAGCTTGCTCTCGTCAACCGACAGTTTGATGCCTGTATGCACGGTGGCGCCACGCTTCTTGCGGCGCTCCTGTCGTACCTCATCGGCACGAGTGGTTTTGACAGCGTCTGCCATCGTCGTTCCTTTCAGGAATTGTAGGCTTTGACCCACGCATCTGCAGTGGGGTAAATCTTGGGGAACTTCGTCATGTCGCTTTTTGCCTGCGCTCTGGCCTCTGCCGTGAGCTTCGCAAGCGGATCTGTGCGGATAGCGCCGGGGCTGTTGCCCCCACCATCTACAGCCGCATGGCCATTCGCGGCCGGTGTGCTCTGCTTCTTCCCGGTCCAGTTGAACTCGGGGTATTCGTCCGCAAGCGCCTTCATCGTCAGCTTGAGGTTTTCGGCAAGCGTCATGTCGGGCTTGCCGGCAGCAAGGTCGTTGCTGACGCCAAGGGCGATACGGCGCATTTTCGCGTCGGATTCGTACCAGGTGTTCTCTGCGACCCACTCGGCTTGAATGTCGGCGTCGGTCTTCTTGCTCGGCTTGTCGGGAGCGTCTGCCTTACTGGCCTCAATGGCCTCGTCCAGGCGTTCAACCTCTGCGACATCGCCTCCCTTGATGGCCTCCTTGCGGGCGACCTTCAGTTCGGCAACTTCCTTTTCGTGAGCGGCCTGCAACCGTTCAACGGTCTTGGCATTGACGCTTTCGAGCTTCTTGAAACGCTCGGCGTACTCGCGCTCGACCTTGGAAACCTTGGCCTTGACCTCGTCATATTCGACGTAGGTCTTGGCATCCTTCCAATTGTCGGGCTTGCCAGTCCATTCTTCCTTCGGACGCCAGCCCATGTCTCGGGCTTCGGCATCGAAATCTCGCTCGGAAGCCTGTTCCTGAGACGAAACAGCCGCCTCGCTGGCGGCCGTGGTGGTATCGACTACGGCGGCTGCTCCGCCCTGTTCGTCGGTCATGTCATTCCTCTATGGTTGCGACTACATCCTTGTCGGATATGAGCAGGTATTCCTGCCCGTCCTTTGCCTTGTGCCGAACGCCGGCATACTTGGCGAAGATCACGCGGTCGCCGGGCTTGGGCTTTGCATCGCCCCATTCCTTGGCGGTGGCGTAGCTGAAAGCGAGGTGCGACACCGCAATGATGCGGCCCTCGATGGTGGCGTACTTCTCGTTGTCGGTGGTCATCGTGGGGCGGATAATCCCGCCCTTGGTGACTTCCTCAACCGCGTCGGGGAGGATGAGCACCTTGAACTCGGTAGGATAGATGCCGGTGCGGTTGAACGATGCCGCTCCACCAAGAATGCCACCGTTAAACCGGGCCGGGTCACTGTCCTCAGTGAATTCCGCACCCTCCAACCTCACAGAGGCCCGACCAAATCCTCTATCCATTCGCCTTCTCCTCTGCTTCCTTCACAGCTGCTGCCTCGTCGTCGGTCAGCAGTTCGTCGTAGTCCAGATTGGCGATCTCAACCGTGCGCTCACAGCGTCCCCGGTTGTAGGCCGCCATCGGTTGTTCCTGCGCCCATTGCGCCGGCTGGTACGTCGCCAATGCCAGCAACTGGTCCTGCAGCACCCGGATTTGCTCCGTTGCCCGGTCCTGCAGGCGACGGAACACCTCCCGCGACATCAGACTGTCCTTCCATGCCAGGAATTCCTCCCGGTCCAGCGACGGCATTTTGTCCGGCAATGTCCATCTCCATCCCGTGTTCGGCCTGCAGCATCGCCAGCATCTGGCCATAGAGGCCCATCTGGCTTCCAGCCTCTGCCGCTTCAGCGTCGGCAAGGGCTTTCAGCGCAGCCGCCAGCTTGCCGGTGGCGCTCGCCGTCTTTTCCTCGACGGCGGCCTCTTTCTCGGCAACCTCTGCCTCTGCCCCGCGCTTCATCAGATCCTCGAGCATCGGATCGGGCGGCGGCGGGTCGGGCATCAGCTTGTCGATGTCCTCGACATCCAGCGCTTCATAAACGCGGCGGGTAGCCTCGCGACGGTCAACGGCCGGGTTGTTCTCCGACACCGCGAACACGGCCTGAGCCTTGGCGATCTTCTGCGCCTTGGTCACCGACTGCGGGTCGGATACCGGCAGGATATCCATGTCGCCAAGATTGTAATCGGCCTGTGGGTCGGCGCCATCGGCATCGTGGAACGCGGCGTATTCCTCTTGCGTCAGATAGCGCTCGTTGAGGTCGGCCAGAAGCTTCAGTTCTTCGCGCAAACCCCTATGGATGCGCTTGTAGATCGACGTGAAGACCATCAGCCCCTGATCGATCAGCATGGCGGTAGTACCCACCGGGGCCGTGGCGGGCGTATCGCCCGTCAGCACGTCCTTGATCGACGCCAACTCCTTGCCGGAATTGATCAGGAATTCCAGCAGCACCATCATGACCTGCGACGGGCCGGGATAGCTGATCGGCATCATCGAATCGCGCATGTTGCCAGTGACATTGATGATCTTCCACTCGCCAGCCTCGAAACGCATGGTCTTGTCGCGCACCTTGGGGCCTAGGATGGCCGAGATGAACCCGCCCTGAATTGTGGCCAGGTGCGCCGCATCGAAGGTCTGGTTAAGCGTGGTATCGATGCTGTCGTTGATCGAGGCCAGCAGCGTGCCGAACCCCATCCCATAGGCCCCGCCATCGGGAGACGGCAGGAACAGGTAGCGCACGAAATAGCTCTGGCGACGAAGCGAGATGACCTTCAGGCCCTCTTGCCCATCCTGTTCCAGCACCGCTGTCTCAGCCGTCCAGTTGGCCTTGATGCGACAGACCTTGCCGGATGTCTTATGGATCGTCACCACATAGGGTTCGGCGTAGTCGTCGCCATCCAGGTCCAGCAGGCGGTGCTGCTCCAGGAAGATGTGCGGCCCATCGCTGTCGTTGCCGTCCGACTTCTGCTCGCCATCCTCGGTCGCATCGCCCGGCACTAGTCCGCCATATTCGAAGTCCATGAAGCGATTGTCGTTGATGCGCTCCTGGATTTCGTTGGGATACAGCGACATGACTTCGGTCAGGCGCGGAAGATCGTTGAACGAGCGCGCCCAATAGTTGAACACCAGCCGGTCGGCCGTCACCAGTCGCGTCACGTTCCGGCGCAGTGACGGGTCGTGATAGACCTTCCTGAACACGCAACCGGCGATTGACACCACCAGCGTCAGGCGGTCTGTGTCTTCCTCCCATTCCGGCATTTGCGAGGTGAGCTGCCAGCTCATATGGTCCGATACGCGCTCGGCACGGGCTGCCTTTTCGCCGCTCGGGTCCTTGCCGTAGGTCTTGCACTTGACCGGGCGGTCAGGCGGACAAATCGCTGGATAGGCACGGGCATTGAACTGCAGCGCCGCCGACGAGACCAGCGGGTATTTGACGTTGGAGGAGCCCTTGAACGGGTAGTTCTTCTCCTCTGCCATCATCATGGCGAGCTTCAGGGCTTCCGCGTTGGTCTTCAGCCATCCTTCGCGGGACTGCTCGTCAATATCGTACTCTGACAGCACCTTGGCGGAGATTTCGCCCAATTCCTGCTCGGTCAGCAGTTTGGCCACGTTGTTGGCCTGCATTAGCTCCAGATAGCCGAGCTTCTTCGCGGTGCCTTCGATCTCGCCTTCCCCTGCGTTATCGGCTTCCATGGTGTCCGCGTACTCAGCCATTGGCTTGAGTTCCATACGCAAAGTGTTCCGGTCGGATGAAGGCTACCGGCCCATAGTCAATGCGGTTGCGATGACAAAGCACCCACGCATGGATGCATGCTTTCACAGGACCTGGGATTGGCCTTGCGCCCGACAACCAGCGCTGTACCGTGCGGATGTTCTTGCGAATGGAAAACGCGAATAGGCTCGGCTCCATGCCGATTTCATCCAGCATAGCGCGTAACCGGTCCGCAGTTATCCAATCTAATGCGCCGGTCTTTTCCATCTCAGTATCCAGTCCGGCTATTGCGGGTGCTGTCGCGGGAATCGTCGTCGTCGTCGGCGAACCAGTCGTCGGAGACGGGCTCAGCAAATGTCAGCGCGATTGCGTCCCACTCATCCGGCGAGCGAAGTTTGCGAACATCACGCATGTGCTCTTTGCTTTCCAGCAGCAGGTAGCTGTTGGCATTGTAGTGATAGCCTGGGGCGCAGGCGTCGGCCTGCAAACTGTCATTGTCAGGTATGTCCGCGCCGCCCGGTTCATCGAGCCAGTCCCGTGACCGCATCCACATTTCGGCCCTGCGATTGTACGGACCGGGGCGTTCCTCGCCGCTTGGTAGATAAATATTTGCATGCTGTGGTGACCCAGCGAAGTCGATGGGAACGACCACTGGGTCCGGATATTGGGAATAGCCCCAGCTATTCAGAAGGTCGTAAACTCCTGCCCCAACGCCGCCGACATCGATAAACACCCGCCGAGGCTTGTCGCGGTCGATGATCTGCTTGACCCAGTTCGCGCCGGCTACAACGTCGAGCTTTGACTTGCTCTCGATCTTGGAAACCTTGCGGCCCTGTCGCCACGCTATCGAAAACCGATCATTGCCAAACCGGCTCGGGTCAACTCCGAGCACCAATGGCCCGATACCTGCAATCGTCGCCTTGCGTGCCTTGAGCACCGGCATCGGCTTAATGAAGCCATCGTGCTCGGTGGTCTGGAATGCCTCTGCTGCCGTGGCGGGGTACTCTTGCTTGAACAACAGCGGGTCTTTCAGCTCGGCAATCTTGTTGCGGCGCCAAGCCATCTGCTCAAGCGTGAGGCCGTGCGCCGCCTGGTACGCGCTTTCCTCGTCATCGAGCACAAAGCCCTGAGGGACAGGGCGCGCATACTCCGCCGACCAGAACCATGGGATGAAAATGGCCTCGTAGTCGCCTATCCCAGATTCCGCCTGTTGCCAGCGCTCATGGAACTCGCCACCGACACCGTTGGCCGTGCTCTCAAGGACAATCTCAGTACCGGGTAAATCCGGTATAGCCTGCACAACGCCCGCAAAGTGCGTCGAGGCATTCGGCCAGAAGGCGACTTCAGAACCGTGGAACAACTGAATTGTCTGCGAGCGTCCAACAGCCTTGGTGCCCGCCGTGCCGACAGCGTAGCCGCTTTCGAGACGGTCGAAATACAGTTCCTTGGCGTTCGATGCGCCAGTAGATGGCTTGACCAGTTGCGGGCAGTGCTCATGGTAGCGGTCCACTATGCCGAACAGATTGTCGGTCGCGTCCTGCTCGTGGGTTAGGATGAAACAGCGGACGCCCTTGCTGTGCGTGGTGCGCCAGTAGAACCGCCCGCCGATATATGTCGATATGCCCTGCTGCCGCCCCTTGAGAACTAGCGCCCGAACCTTGCCGGTCTTTTCCCGCTGCGCCTCGAAGCGCCCATGCAGGTATTGCTGCGCCTCGTTGAGGTTGAACGGCTGCGGCCCGCCTCTTGGGTCTTTCGGCCTGATCTTGAGGCATTTGGCCGCGTAGTGCTTGAAGTCATCGCGCAGCTTGCGACGGATGCTAAGTTCCCGAGGCGTCAAGCTCATCGAGCGCTTCTTCGTGCGAGGAAGTGACGTTGGCGTCCATCTGAACTTGCGAGAGGTCGGGCATCACTTTCTTAAGCAAGCCGAGGCCAGCCGACACCTGGGTTGCGCTCATTTCACGTTCGCCAGTGGCGTGCTCGATAAGCGCGTTGAGGATATTGCTGTTTTGGATTTTAACCCGATGCTCGTGGGACATCACG